CCGTAACGGCCCTGGACCGTACTTTAGTCCATGCTGTTACTGGAAACGAGTTGGTTCCGCGGCACGACAAGTGTCGCAGAGCGGATTTGTTTCCCCTGTGGGTATCACTACCCATCTAAACCCTTAAAAGGGTTTAGCCCACCTCGGCTTGATGTCGACGGCACGAGGGCGTCCAGAACGCTCTAAGTGATTCCTGTCGGCAACTGGCTGATTGCCGCGCTTAAGGAAAAACTTAAGCAAGGCACCAGAACCATCCAATGGATCAGATGGGAGTCTGGAGGAAACAACGTAACCCTTAACCAAAGGGCTATGGAGTTTCTCACATTCCCTCTCCTGGTCATAACCAAGAAAGGAATAGCGACCTAACACTGAGGACTCTTTGGCTACCCTGGGGTAGTGCTTAAGCACACCTCTTAAGTAGTCATCGAGCTTCTGTACGGTTCCCCAGTAGCCAGACTCATAGAGCTGGTTACGAAGGGAAACGGCAGAAATAACCTCAGGAGCATCCTTCCGGGTGGAAGGGAGTACTCTCCTGACCTTGACAACAGATACGTCATGGCCATTATAGTACTCCTTACCGCAAGACTCTCTGAATCTTCCGATCCAGAAAGACTTGCTGGCACCCACGCGAGCACCAAAATGCTCAAGGGTGTCAACCACGGAATACACAGTGTCTACAGGGACAATTATGTCGTCCCCATAGATGCGCACCCCACGAAGCGCAGATTGTAAATCTGATCGCTTCGTAAAACGGGTGTTGAGCTCACTCTCGATTCCAAGAGCGGCGCAGGTCAAGAAGACCATTGCCTCAAATGGAAAACAGAGGGCTGAACCCATAGATGCGAACTTGGCAAGGCGTATAACGCCATGACCAGGAACATCAGCCCGACGACTACGACACGCTTCAACAGCCCCTGCCATATGGGGATGATTGGAGAGCATAGTGGTCACGAGCTGATTAGAGACGCGATCGGAAGCCTCGCTCAAATCGAGCGTAGCAAGGGATCCAGTAATGGAACCCTCTCTGGCAAGATCCTGGTTAGGGACCTGGTCAGTAAAACCGATCAGATTTTGGAGGAGAAAGTCCCCCTCAATCAGCTCGACTAATGGCTCAAGAACGGCCTGCTGTGCATACTGCATAGCAGTCGGCTCAATTGCTATTATTCGAGGCGTCTTCTGCGTCTTAGGAACAGTGATAACCCTAACAGGTAACTCTGCTCCGGGTTCGAGGAAGTGAATATCGTCGTAGTCTTCATTGTAATAATGAGGACCAGGGAACATATACTCTCCGCAAGGAAAGTAACGCTCCAGACGATCGGTCCAGATGCGTTGACGGTACTTAGAGTTTCCTCTAAGTTTATCCGCCGTGGCACCAGGGCCATGTTTGGGAACAAGTTCAAAATTAGAGACCATACGGTCAATAACAGTGAATATGTTAGCAAACAAGAGAGAAGACATACGGTGAAACTCCTCATAATCAAATGGGAGTAGAGCCGCGTCTTTCTCTTTCACTTCCTGCTCACATTTGATGTACTCACGCATCGCTGCTTCGTCCCTTGAAGAAGTACAGGGAAGGAGCACCTTGCTGAAAAGCAGCGTTAGCTGCCGAACAGCAAGGATGGAATCGATGCATGGTTCATCAAACAACACACCGCTATCGCGGCGAAACACATTCTGAAGGAAACCTCCGAGAAATCGGGGGAGACCTGCATGCCTCTTGAAACCAAGAAACATGTCGTCAGATACCAAACCTTGGTCAAGACTTTTTTGGAAGTCTTTTCCAAAGCTAGGTAAGGCTATCGTTAAGAACGATAGACCCTCGTGTTTTAGCCGTACCTGGACGGTATTAATGTCCATGGTGGCGCTAGTGTGACATCGCATTGCTGAATCTTCAGCAATGGTTTTCCAGAGCGACATCGGACTTTTCAATACTGCCTCCTTAGAGGTCGGTATTTCCTAGTCTTATGTCACTGGGCACTTGTCCTCAATGCTGACTAAGCAAAGAGAGCAAGCACAACAGCAAGCCCACCTAGTCCCATGCCAATGGCAAAGACTAGGATGAGCACGAACACGTAGTCTACGCTGTTCATGCCATCACGAATGAGAATCACCTCCTCGATCCAAAGAAGTCCAGGAATATCTCAAGCGGAGTTTTTAAGTCCGTCGAGGGTTTTCCTGATATTTTTCTGGATCTCTGCCTGCTGTTTTCTAAGAGCAGTATCTTTTGATACAGATCTCCTAGAAGATTGAGGATTCTTAGCCATATTCTGGTCAAGACTCCCCGGCAAGCAATTTGGTGATGATTTTGGATTCTTCTTTCGTCAAGGCTTCAATGAAGCCAGCGACGATTGCGGAAGCCTCCGTGTTAGTGAAACCGGCCAAAGGTCGGTCCACGACCAGCTGGAATGACGAGGAAACCTCGATATTCTGAGCTGGGATAAACGGATCAGCCGTGATCTTGCTGATGTCGATCCTTGCGACCTGCCGTTTTCTCTTCCCGTTCTGGGTTGAGACCGTCAGATCGATCAGTCCGTCAGCACTCTCGTACTTTGACTTGTAGTCCCCAGTTGAAACTCGGGGAAGACTAGTCGTCGTACCAGAGATTTTGATGGACTGTGGGTCGGCTAGCGACATAAAACGCGCTCCTTATTGTTGCGTTGTCCTAATGGACAACTAGTGGTTGCAGTGAACTGCTACCGCAAATGGGTAATACCCAATGCAGCAGTAATGAGCAGCTGTTGGGGTGACAAACCCTCCCAGCTTAGCCCAAACCCAAAGGGGTTAGCCGGCGCCCTTACCTTAGAGGTCATAGTGACCGATGAGGAGGGCGGCGCTGAATCGCTGAGTCCATTTAAGGCACAACGATCCAGGATATAGGTTTTAGTGGAAGTTTTTTCTTCCATCATGTACCCATATCGCATAACCAGACCGTTGACTGACATGTTGGTGAAGTTATTTACAACCTCGCCAGCATTAGAAAACCAGTCAACAGCCCAGCTCCAAGGAGTCAACTCCCAGAGAACATCTGGGGTGAGAGTGGTGCCAAGCAAATAATTGGCGCGGTCCGCTGCCGATTTCATCTTATCCAGGGAGTCACTTCCTGGAGCTGATGGATAGGTAAACGAACCAGAAAACCACCTTCGCGTTCGGGTTTCCGACCGAACAGTTAACGACCCGCCGCTAGTAGAATCATTGAAACTGGTCCCGAGGCCAATAGTAGTACTGGCTCTCTTGAACGGAATCACTGACTCACTAACGGAAACCTCAGGCTCGAACTCGAACTCCCTATGGCTATTTTTGCCAGCTCCGTCGTCGTACACCTTAAGGTGCTCGTCGCCGAGGCGGATGGTATTAGCAACATTGCTAATTTCATCAACTAAGGGAAGCCATCCGAAGACTGCACTCAGATACTCTGAGCCCGCAGCCTGCAGGACTCTAGTACGGTTACGCCAGGTTGCAACACCCGGAAGGGAACGTTTAATCCCATCCTTGTGAAGCTCCCCGACTTGCTGTGCTAGGTTCGCGCACGGATTGGTAGGAGACACCCGTGAGATAGCAGTAGCCCCGAAAGAATCGAGGTCACTGAGATCCGTAGACCGAGGGATAAAACCCGAAGGTCCACTGGGTGCGACATATAGGGGGCCATGATACTTAGTGCCCCCAGTTTTATTCGATATAGTGACCATACGATATGGAACATTATACCGAATGTCAACCGTGTAAAACGGTCCTCCCTCATGGTAACGGCCATCACGGCCCTTACGATGATTTTGAGAGGTCGTCGTTTGACGACCCGACCATTTAACGCCAGCCGTATCGACTAGTACTTTGTTGCCAGTTGATACCAATTCGGTGTAAGCACCGGATGGTATACTGACATCTCGGTTTCTAGTCTTGGTTGGCATGGTCCCTGAGTGGCTCCTTTTTTGGAAGACCAAATCTATCACTAGATTCGGTAGTGGATGTGCACTGCGCGGCCGCACCCAAGGGTGCGG